AGGATCAGGAGATACTTATGGTAATGGAGGCGGCGGTGGTGGCTCTGGAGCTGTTGGAGTTAATGGTGGTAATACAGCTAATAGTGCACCCGAAGGTGCAGGTGGAGCCGGAACAGCTTCTTCAATCACAGGTTCATCTGTAACAAGAGCAGGTGGAGGTGGTGGAGGTACTTGGAACAACGCTGGCCAATTCACAGGTGGTTCTGGAGGAACTGGTGGTGGTGGACAAGGTTGGGGTAATCAAGCACCCGGATATACAGAAAACGCACAAGGTAATGGTATAGCAGGTACAGCCAATACTGGTAGTGGTGGTGGTGGCTCAGGTAATGGTGGAAGTGGATATGGTGGCGCTGGTGGTTCTGGTGTCGTTATTATTAAAGAAGCAGCAGTTTCTTTTACAACAGCATCAAGTTGTTGGGATTTGAGACAAGTCTATAGACAAATTAAAGCAAATGATTGGATATAAATAGAATATAGACCTTTTAAATTATGAATCTTAAATATTATTACTGGTATTTCCAGTCAGCTATACCTGAAAGAATATGTGATGAAATTGTTCGTTATGGTAAAGAGCAGAATAAAGAAATGGCTCTTACAGGTGATTCTCAAAAAGATAATCTTACTAACTTAGAAATTCAAAACATTCAAAAAAAACGAAAGTCAGATGTTGTGTGGATGTCTGATAGATGGATATACAATGAAATACAACCTTACATACATCAAGCAAATCAAAGCGCTGGTTGGAATTTTGATTGGGATTTTAGTGAAGCTTGTCAGTTTACAGAATATAAAAAAGGTCAGTTTTATGATTGGCATTCTGATTCATACGAAGAACCTTATAACGAACCTGAAAATTTAAATACACACGGTAAGATAAGAAAACTAAGTATGACTGTATCACTAACCAACCCTGAAGAATACGAAGGTGGAGATTTAGAGTTTGATTTTAGAGATACTGATAAAGGTTCACAACCAAGAATATGTGAAGAAATTAGAAAGAAAGGTAGTGTAATTATTTTTCCTTCTTTTGTTTGGCACAGAGTTAAACCTGTAACAAAAGGAATACGACATTCTTTAGTGTGTTGGAATATAGGATATCCATTTAGATGATTACTGAATTAAAAAATCCTGTAACAGAAGATTATAAAAACTTAAAAAATTTAGTATCTGGAAATATCTTTCCTTGGTATTACCTTGATAAAACTGTATCTACAACAGATAAAAAAGACATGGGGATGTTTGCTCATTGTCTATTAGGTAGACCAACACATGAAGTTGATGGAAAAAAAGTACCTGCTATACCTGAAAGTACTTCTACTTATTTTGAACAATGTTATTTTATTTTAAAAGAAATACTAGATTTTAATAATATAAATTTTGAAGTTATGTATCGCATGAATATAAACATGACACCACATAGTTCTATAAAAGAAAGCGTTCCGCATACAGATTTAAACTTACCACATAAAGTTGTTATAGTTTATTTAAGTACATTTTCGAAAGGAAGAACGATAGTTTTAGGAGAAGATGAAGAAAAGTTTTATTCAAATTCAAAAGAAGATAATGTAATTATGTTTGATGGTAAACTAACACATTATCAAGAATGTCCTGATAAAGATGAAAAAAGAATAGTTATGGTGGCAAACTTTCAATGAGTTTTAAAAAGAATAATTATCAAGTAATTAAAGGTGCTATATCAAAAGAGTTAGCAGATTTTTGTTATCAATACTTTTTAAATAAAAGAAAAGTAGCTAGACATTTATTTGATACTCAATACATATCAATTTTTACTGAATACTTTGGTGTATGGAATGATACACAAGTACCTGAAACTTATTCACATTATTCAGATATAGTTATGGAAACTTTATTACAAAAAGTTAAACCTGTAATGGAAGAACAGACAGAAATTAAACTTACTGAAACATATTCATACGCTAGAATTTATAAAAATGGTGATGAGTTAGAAAGACATAAAGATAGATATTCATGTGAAATATCAACAACAATGCATTTAGGTGGAGATGAATGGTCAATATATCTAGAGCCTAATATTGAAGTAAATTTAGAACAAGGTGATATGCTTATGTATCGTGGTTGTGAATTAGAACATTGGAGAGAACCTTTTGAAGGTGAAGATTGTGCTCAAGTTTTTTTACACTATAACGATGCAAGTGGTAAAGATGCTAAACAAAATAAATTTGATGGCAGACCTATGATTGGTTTACCATCGTTTTTTAAATAATGTACGAAACCTATTACTGTAATATTTTACAAAATATAAACAGCAAAGAATTTTTAAAACAACTTGAGTTTTTTATTAAAAAAAATCCATGTTGTAAAGACTATCCAAAATGCAAACACGCAAAGATTCAATCTAATGGGACTTTATATAAACACTTTGAAGAACTAAATGAGTCTATTGATACTACTGTATCTAAATATTTAGGCTATCAACCAAATATTTTACATAAAAAATGTTGGGTATTTCTAAACAAAGCAGACGAAGAAATAGATTCAATAAGGCATAACCACGCAGATAATTATAAAAATTTAAGTATATCAGGAGTGGCTTATTTAACTGAAACAAATTTTGGAACTCTATTTGGCGACAGTAATAAAATAAAACCTCAACTCAACTGTTGGAATGTATTTGATTCAAGACTGTATCATCAAACTGAAAAAGGTATACCTGTGAATGATAGGTATGTACTAGCTTTTACTGCAATTGTAGGCGATAAACAATAAAGTGTTATAAATAGAAGTATGGATATGGAAATGTCACACTTAATTTGGAATGTTATCTTAACATTAGTTCTAGCCCCTCTTGCATGGTGGCTAAGAAATACTTATGAAGAAATTAGAAGACAAGATATACTTTTAAACAAAACCAGAGAAGAAATAGCACGAGATTATGTATCAAAACGAGAAATGGCAGAAGATATGAACAGAATATTAGATGCTATTGAAAAACTCAACGATAAACTAGACCGAATAAACGAAGCAGCAGCCAAAGAATTCAGACTTTAAACTTTCTATTTGATATAAATAGTAGTTAACAGAGGATTTTTATATGGCTACACCAACTAGTAAAGCGGAACTTATTTCATATTGTAAACGACAACTCGGAGCTCCAGTTGTAGAAATTAATGTAGATGCTGATCAAGCTGACGATATCATGGATGATGCAATTCAATTTTACAATGAATATCACTATGACGGTTCAATCAGAACATATCTTAAACATCAAATTACACAAACTGAAATAGACAATCAGAAAACAAACTCAAATGTAACATCATCAACGGGTGGTGGTTCAGATAGTGGTGCTACTACATGGTTAGAAGGTAATAATTATATAGAATTACCAGAATCTATTTTATCAGTTATAAAAGTATTTAACTTTAATGATAAATCAACAAACAATATGTTTGATTTAAGATATCAATTAAGACTCAATGACATATATGATTTAACATCTACCTCTATATTGTATTACGAAATGGTACAACAACATTTAGGTATGTTAGATGATATATTAGTCGGTGCTCCATTTATGAGACATAGTAAACATGGAAATAGACTTTACATTGACATGGATTGGACAAATAATATTGCAGCTGGTGAATACATACTCATAGAAGCTCATAGAGCTCAAGACCCTACAACCTTTACAGACATTTATAATGATCTTTGGTTGAAAAAATATGCAACTGCTAAACTTAAAATGCAGTGGGGAACAAATTTAACAAAATTTGAAGGAATTCAATTACCTGGTGGTGTGACTCTTAATGGTAGACAATTAATAGATGATGCTAGAGAAGAAATAACCAGATTAGAAGAGGAACTAAGATTAGGCTATGAATTACCTGTAATGGATATGATAGGATAATTTAAATGGCTACAAATGTATTTTTTAGTCAATCAGTACAGACTGAACAAAATCTTGTAGAAGATTTAATTGTTGAGTCTTTACGAATGTATGGCCACAACTGTTTTTACTTGCCTAGAAAAATAGTTAACGAAGATACAATTTTAGGAGAAGCCGCTGATTCATCATTCGAAGATGCATACGAAGTTGAAATGTATTTAGAAGGTGTTGAGGGGTTCGAAGGAGAAGGTGACCTTTATTCTAAGTTTGGAGTAGAAATTAGAGACACTGCTACTTTTATTATTTCAAGAAGAAGTTGGGAAAGATTTGTTTCATTAGATACTAATCTTGCTACAGGATTAAGACCTAATGAAGGTGATTTAATTTACTTTCCATTATCAAAAAGTGTATTTGAAATAAAATTTGTAGAACACGAAAACCCTTTCTATCAGTTAGGTAAATTATTTGTTTTCAAAATGACCTGTGACTTATTTGAGTACTCAGGTGAAGACTTTGATACTAATATTGAAGCATTAGATACAGATTTAGAACTAGCTCAAGCTGCAGCTATCACATTAACATTAGCAGATACTCCAACATTAAGAGACTTTGTTGTTGGTGAAACAATATCACAACAAGTTACACCTTCAGTAGTTATCACTGGTACAGTTTCAGCTTGGAGTGAAACATCAAATAAACTTACAGTTTCTAATATTAAATCGAGTGATACATCAGGTGATTATCCAACTTTCTTATTGACAGATACTTCTGAAGGTGTTATTGAAATGGAAGACACTTCACGAGGTGATAAGATTATTTTACAAGGTACAGGACAAGACGGATACTTTATAGATTTCGAAACAGGAACAGCTGGTGTAGAATTCCCAAGTTATATTACAGACGGGTCTACAGGTACAGATAATATTGATCTTGAAACGGGTACGGTGGGTGATTCAATAACTCTAGAAACAGGTACAGGTGACTCAACAGCTTATGACCATATAGTTCTAGAAGATGACTTATCATCTAGAAGAAGTATTAGTTCTATAGCTTCAGAACAAGAACTACCAACAGACCCAGGAGCATTCAATTTAGAAATTGAAACTGATGCTGATGGTATTATTGATTTCTCAGAAAGTAATCCTTTCGGTGAGGCTACATAATGTTTGGAAATCATTTTTATCATTCAACTATTAAAAGAGCTGTCTCAGTATTTGGTACACTATTTAATAATATTAGTATTGTAAGACCTGGTGGTGAAACAATTAAAGTACCTTTAGCTTATGGTCCAAGACAAAAATGGATAGCTAGATTACAACAACAAGCATCTTTAGGTTTAGATGGTTCGACAAGAACAGCTATAAGTTTACCGAGAATGGGTTTTGAATTAACATCTATAGCTTATGATTCTACTAGAAAACTTACTAAGAAAACACAATTTAAGAAACCTGTAGCTACTAACCCATTACAGATGCAATATCAATATGCACCCGCACCATATAATTTAGGATTCAGTTTGAGTATATTAGTAAAAAATACGGATGATGGATTACAAATTATAGAACAAATCATGCCATTCTTTACACCAGACTATACTGTAACAATTAATACAATACCAGACATGCAAGAAACTAGAGATGTACCTATCATATTAGAAAGTGTAACACAAACAGACGAGTATGAAGGTGATTTTCAAACTAGATCAGTTTTAAGATATGATTTAGAATTTACAATGAAGAACTATATCTATGGTCCAGTTACTAAATCTGATATCATTAGAGAAGTTAATGTTAGAACTTACTTAGAACCTGGTAGTGGTGAGATATCTAATGTTCTCACAGCAGGTAAAGTAGGTGAACAAACAGTAACACCAAACCCACCTGATGCTGACCCAGACGAAACATTCACATATAACGAAACAACAAATTTCTTTGAACAACCAACAGTAACTTATCAGGACGATAAAGATAGCGATCCTAAATAAGCATAAATAATTATTATGAGTAAAGTCGATCAAAAATTAGACGAACTTCTTGACATACAAGGAGAAATTGTACAAGTAGAAAAGAATCTACCTACAATATCATCTAATTCTCAAGATAAAGGTTCTGATTACAAATATTCTAGAGAGATATTCTACAACCTTGTAGAAAGAGGTCAAGATGCTATTGAAGGTATATTAGATATCGCAAAAGAATCTGAACACCCTAGAGTATATGAAGTAGCAGGTCAACTTATCAAAACAGTAGGAGAAACAACAGAAAAGTTAATTGATTTACAAGCAAAGATGAAACAATTAGACAAAGATGATAATACACCTGACAAAGTACAGAATAATCTTTTTGTAGGTTCATCAGCTGAGTTACAGAAGTTGTTAAAACAAAATGCACAAAAATGAAGGTTATCTAGGTAATATTAATGTCAAGAGAGCTGGTGTACAGTCTCAATGGACAGAAGAAGAAATATTAGAATACAAAAAGTGTATGGAAAATCCTGTATACTTTATTGAAAATTATATTAAAATTATTTCACTAGATGAAGGTCTTGTACCTTTCAAGTTATATGGTTATCAAGATGAGCTCATTACACACTTTGATGAGAGTAGATTTAGTATTGTATTAGCATGTAGACAGTCAGGTAAATCTATTACAGCTTGTGCTTATCTAGTTTGGTATCTTCTTTTTCAACCAGAACAGACAATAGCAATATTAGCAAACAAAGGTTCTACAGCAAGAGAAATGTTAGCTCGTATTACAACTATGTTAGAGCATGTCCCATTCTTTCTTCAACCAGGTACAAAAGTATTAAACAAAGGTTCTATTGAATTTGAAAATGATAGTAGAATTATTGCATCTGCAACAGGTGCTAACTCTATTCGTGGTTTATCAGTAAATCTTCTTTACTTAGATGAGTTTGCTTTCGTAGATAATGCAGAACAGTTCTATACATCTACATATCCGGTGGTAACATCAGGTGGTAAATCAAAAGTAATCATAACATCTACTGCAAATGGTATAGGAAATATGTATCATAAACTCTATGAAGGTGCAGAACATGGTAAAAATGAGTATCAACCATTTACAGTTAATTGGTGGGATGTTCCCGGTAGGGATGAAAAATGGAAAAAACAAACAATAGCAAATACTTCTGAATTACAATTCGAACAAGAGTTCGGTAATTCATTCTTAGGTACGGGTAATACATTAATAAACGCAAATACATTACTAGGATTACAGGGTAAAGATGCTTTATGGTCTAGAGATAATGTACATTTATATCAAGAACCTAAAAAAGACCACACATACATCATGACAGTTGATGTAGCGAAAGGTAGAGGACGAGACTATTCAACATTCTCAATTATAGATGTTACAGAAAAACCTTTTAAACAAGTCGGTATATATCGTGATAATATGATATCACCTTTATTGTATGCTGATGTATTAGAAAAATATGGTAAAATGTATAATGATGCTTTAATTGTTATAGAAAACAACGATTCAGGACAAATTGTTTGTAATAATCTATATTATGATATAGAATATCCGAATGTTTTTCTAGAATCAACAGTAAAAGCTTCAGGTGTTGGTGTAACAATGACTAGAAAAGTAAAACAAATAGGTTGTTCTACTCTAAAAGAGTTGATGGAAGAAAATAAACTCATGGTCATAGACAAGTTTACTATTAATGAATTAGTTACTTTTGTTGCAAAAGGACAGTCTTATGAAGCTGACGGCGGTAATCATGATGATTTAGTTATGAATTTAGTACTATTTTCATGGTTTGTTACAACACCTTACTTTCAAAGTTTAACAGATTTAGAACTTAAAAAGATGTTATATGATGAACAACAACAGATGATTGAAGATGATATGGTACCTTTTGGTATTGTTGATGACGGTCGCGAAGTAGAACAGACATACAAAGAAGGTGGTGATGTTTGGACAGTTGTTAAGGATGTGAACATTTACTAAATTATAAATACTAGGTAATGATGAGATTTATCTCATCTTAACTTTAATAATAAAATTATATTTCGAAATATAAATTTTTAGGAGAAAAACAAAATGGCATTTCAAGTTTCGCCTGGTGTACAGGTTCAAGAAATAGATGCTACTAATGTTATTCCTGCGGTCTCAAGTTCTACAGGAGCATATTGTGGTCACTTTGGCTGGGGTCCAGCCGAAGAAGTTACTACAGTTACTTCTCAAAAAGGACTTGTTGACATATTCGGGGAACCCGCTAATACAGATATAGCAGCAGAGCATTTTTACCCTGCAGCTAACTTTCTAGATTACGGGATTGACTTAAAAGTAGTTCGAATCGCGACAACTAATATGGTTAACGCGACAACAACAAGTGGACAGTCTTTGTTAATCAAAAACTTAACCCACTATAGAAATAATTACAACACTGGTTCTGCCGCTGTTGGTAATTATGGAGCAAGATGTGCTGGAGATTTAGGTAATTCACTTAAAATCCAGGTATGTGGTGGTGCAAATCCATTTAGCCAAGCTAGTGTTACTACAACTAATGGAACTTCTGCTTTAAATGGTACTTCAATCGAAGTAACTTTAGGTGAGAAATTCATAGTGGGTGATATTATTACAGCTATTGGATCAGATACAACTAGATACAAAATATCTGCTATCGCTTTTGACTCAGGTTCTACCGGAGCCGCAACAGTTACAATTGCACAAGAAGATGACTCTACTCAAGGATTAACAGCAGCTGTTTCAAGCAGTGCTAATATATCTAGAGAGTGGGAATTTGCAAATCAATTCAATAAAGCACCTGGTACTTCTACTTACGCTAGTACAAGAGCTAGTGCTGGAGCGAATGATGAGATGCATATTATTGTCATTGATGAAGACGGAGATTTCACAGGAACTCCAAACTCAGTTTTAGAAAGATTTGAAGCAGTTTCAAAAGCTTCAGACGCTAAAGATGACTTCGGTGCAACTAACTACTATGTTACTGTTATTGAAAACCAAAGTGAATTTGTCTTCTGGTTAGATCATAGTTCTACTATGACATCAGCTGGTTCAGCAGCTGCAGGAGTTACATTCGGTACAGGTACTTTACCAGATAATCTTTCATTCACCAATGGTGCAGATGGAAGACAACCAACAACTGGTGAAAAAATAACAGCTTGGGATACACACTTTGGTAGTGCAGATAATGAAGATATATCTTTACTTATCTCAGGTTCTAATCAAGCAGACGATGGTAGTGGTAGTGCAGTTAATACGAGAGCCGAAGCAACTAGCTATTACAACCAATTAATGAATATCGCAGAAGACAGAAAAGATTGTGTCGTATTCTTTTCACCAATCAAATCAGATTGTGTTGATTCAGGAGTTTCTGGAGCAACAAATGTGAAAGCAACTGCAGATACTCTAAACTCATCTAGTTACGCTTCAATGAGCAGTAACTGGTTGTATATTTACGACAGGTACAATGACAGATATGTATGGGTACCAGACAACGGAGCAGTAGCAGGTCTATGTGCTAGAGCTGACTATACGAATGATGCATGGTTTTCACCAGCAGGATTCAACCGTGGTCAAATATTTGGTGTGACTAAATTAGCGTTTAACCCAACACAAGCAGATAGAGATACTCTATACAAAGCTAGGGTTAATCCTGTAGTTACATTCCCTGGACAAGGAACATTATTATATGGAGATAAAACATTACTAAGTAATGCTGGTAGTGCGTTCTCAAGAATTAATGTTCGTAGATTGTTCATTGTGTTAGAGAAAGCAATAGCAACATCAGCTAAGTTCCAACTATTTGAATTTAACGATTCATTTACAAGAGCTAATTTCAGAGCTGCTGTTGAACCTTTCTTGCGTCAAGTACAAGGAAGACGAGGTATCTATGATTACCAAGTTATTTGTGACGAGACAAACAACACACCGGCAGTTATTGACTCATCTCAGTTTGTAGCTTCAATTTTTGTGAAGCCAGCTAGAAGTATCAATTTCATAACTTTAACTTTTGTAGCATCTAGAAGCGGTGTAGATTTCGAAGAAGTCTATGGAGCAGCTGGTATAGCTCAAGAAACAGCACAATAAGGGAGGTATAAAAAATGGCAACTATTAACCAATTTAAAGCAAACCTTATCGGTGCAGGTCCAAGAAACAATAGATTCGAGGTATTCATACCGAGAACTGGTAACAAGATTCAGTTTTTATGTAAGACTGCAGCTTTACCAGGACAAACTATCGCTCCATTAGAAATGAAGTACAAAGGACTTACAGTTAAATTAGCCGGTGATAGAACATTCGAAGATTGGACTGTAGCGATTTATAACGATACAGAATTTTCTGCGAGAACAGCTGTCGAACAATGGATGCAAGATATTGTACCATTAGATAGTTCAACAGTAACATCTACAGGATATGAGTATATGGTAGATAAAGCTACTATATCTCAACTTGGAAGGGACGATTCCGTTCTAGCTACATATGAATTTTTCAATATGTGGCCAACTACTTTAGGTCCAGTTGAAATGGATGCTGAAGGTGGAGATGGACTTACAACTTCTGATGTTACATTTGCGTACTCACATTTCGAAAGAACTCTCTAAAAAAGAGCGCTTTGGAAGGGATATAAATATATACTATGGAATTATTCGGATATGAGATAAAGAGGAAGGCGGAAGAAACGAAAGCACAAAGTTTTGTTCCGCCCTCCAATGATGGTGATGTAATTGAAATCGGCAAAGACGGCGGAATGGG